CTTTAGATTTTCTACTGGGTATATAAGTTCTTATTGCAAATTCAAATCCATATTTAGAAAGTAATGCTTTTACTACTGCATATCTATACATTATTTGTGGTTGTTTCAATGCGTTGTTTGAGGCTCTACCATCTTTTTGTCTTTGAAAAAAACCACTATATGTTCTTTGAATAGTTTCTAAAATATACCATTTATATGGGGCCGGAATAAAGTTCAAATTTAATCCTAATTCATATTTCATTTTTTTTCTTCGTATAATTCCTAAACTAAGAACTAAAGGTTTTTTATCGTAATAATCTAAAGTATCTTTACCTTTAGGGTTATATTTGAATTGATTTATTTTACCGACTTGCATCATTTGATTTTCACAAAAAACAACAGTTGGGTCATAAGGATTACTTTTTGCTTTTTTAAACCATTCATACGATTCATCTTCGGCAACCTTTAAACCTTTTTTTGCCTTTATATCCTTTATATCTTCTATTATCATTTCTTATTGAACCAATTTTCATCAGCAACAAAAAATACCCAATCTTTTGTTTTACAAAAAGCAATTGCCGATTTAAACTTTGATTTATTTACTAGATAGTTTTTCATCAAATATTCATAACTAGTTAATGCTTTCTTTGTTTTTCTTTTAGGTTTTGTTGGTGGTTGTTTATATTCTTGTGCAGGTTTTACTTCTACTAACCAGGTTTGACCGTTTGATAATTTTACTAAAAAATCTGGATAGTAATTTTTTATTCTATTTTCAATAGGACAATGATATTTTATTGCAATGGATTCAGATGCCCATTTTTCAACTTGTGGACTACGTTCACACCATGTACAAAATCTTTGTTCCCACGATGAACGATAAATTACTTTTTTAACGGCACCAATGTATTTAACACTCTCTTTAACAGGGAAATATCCTTGCTTTGTTCGAGAATTCTTAGTAGGTTTCAAGTTCTTGATGCTCATATAGTTATTTAATGAACATAAAAAACCACTATTAAATTAATAATAGTGGATTAATTATAAGGTTCAAGACTTATAATGAATGCATTCCATCACCATCGGTGTTGTATCCAGAATCTATACTTAGTAATAATCCTTTTGATTTTTTAGGATATAATCTTTTCCATCCTTTTGCGTATCCATTTATACAAGATGAAGTAAAAAATGAAAATGGGTTTGGGTCTTTAATTATTATTTGTTCTTTATCGAAAATTGCAATATCTCTTTGGTTTTTCTTTACAATATATTCAAGTTTAATTCTATTGTAATCCGATGCATCATATACTTCTCTTTCTCTTTCACCCTCTCCAGTTTTTCTATTATAATTTTCAGGTAAACAATAAGATATAGAAAGTTCTTTAGATTTTTCATCATAACTAAACCCAAATGTTGTCATAACAGCACCTATGTTTTTAATTTTTTCTTTTTTTTCTTCTATAAGTTTTTCAATCGGATAGTTTTCTACTACAATTGCGGCTGCAGTTCTGTCAGAACCTTTTTCTGGATGAACTCTTATTTCATCTCCCGGTTTTAAATCAGCATAACCATGAAAACGAGCAAAATCTGGGTCAAATTTTCTCCAGTTTTTAGCAAGGTCAAAATATGCTTCGGATAGTGCATGTTGTCTATCATCTTCACATTTGTAATAAAGTTTTCTGATTGTTTTTTGGGCAAGTAACATCAACATTTTAGTACATCTACTAGTCAATTCATCCTGTTCTCTAGATTTGTAAATTTCTTCTAATAAGTCTTTCTTATTTAGGTAATTTTTACTCTTTGCCATCTTTGTAATTTTAAAATAGGGAAACTGAATGTTTCCCTATTAGTTAAATGTATTTTATATACAATTTATTTTATTATTTGAATAATGCGTGAATTTCAGCTCCCGGAACATAGTCAGGTAACATATTATCTAATTCATCAGCAGAAATTGTTTTCATCTTTTCTACCTTTTTGATAATATCAGGACTAAACATTCCTTCACCTTTCTTTTGAGCAGCATTAGCTTTTTCCATTCTTGATGCGATATGATTTCCTATTTTAGATACTCTTGTACCGGGCCCATATCCCATGTTACTTTCTCCTACTAAATTAGAAAGTTCTTCGTTCAACATTTCAAATGATTTGTCTAACTCTTCACCTTCATCAAGTTTTTCAACTAGTGCTTTTTTAGTTTCAACTAAGAATGTAACTTCTTCACTTTTCAAGATGTTTTCCATTTCTTGTAACTTGATAAATTCTCTTTCAACATTAGCTCTGTTTTCAACATTTAATTCGTTGTACTTAGAAACGGCTTCATCTATTTTAGAATAAATTTCATCAGTTTTAGTCATATCAACTACCTTTGAAATATCAAGGTTTTCAACTAAACTTTTAAATTCTAAAGAATCAACATTGATATGTAAACCTTCAAGAATGTTATTGAAATCTAAATCATATTTCTTATTCAAAGATTCAGACAATTCTTGAACATCTTCGATATCTAAAGATTCTAAAACAAATCCTCTTGTTTTCTTATCAAATTTAGAAATTGAAACTTCGTTGTTTGCCATTTTGAATATTTCAAAGTTTTCGTTTACAGTTTCTACACTTTTAACAAAATCTAATTCTACAAATGTATTTGCATTTTCGAACATAAATTCTACGATAGACCTTGTTTTAGTATCTGTATAATTGATGAATCCTGAATTTTTCAATACTCTAGTCAACTGTTCTTTGTTTTCTATTTTACTTTCATTGATAGTGATTTCGTTTCCTTCTTCACTTGCAACTATTTGAATGTTTGCATTCTTTATATTTGCTTCAAAAACATTATTACCTTTGTATTTAAAGATATTCAATGCTCTTTGAGCAGCTGCAAATTCACTTGATACTTTACCGTTGTATCTATCAACTTTAGTAATATCACTTGTTACGATATGATTCCCACTATTAGATGAAAAAACAAACCCTTCTTCAACTTGCATAATAGGTGAAATTATAGAACTTCCGATAGATGCTTTTTCGTTTGATTGAACACCAAATTCAGCACTTTCAAAAGATTCAACCATTCTTCTAACGTTTGGTTCGTATTTAAACTTTGACAATGAAGAAATACTTCCTTTTATTTCGGACTCTTCTAGTACAACAATTTCTTTTATAGATTCTACGATAGGAACATAAGTTGAAATACCATCCAATTTATTCATTATTCTTTCTAGTTCTAAACCGTATGCATTTTCATTTAAAAATGTTTCTACATCTTCTAAGAAATTTTCAACAACAGAAACCCAGTCATATTGTTTTAATTGCTCTAAGTACAATTCAAATTTATTAGTAGTAAATCCACTCTTTAAATCGTGAATTGCTTTGTTGCATATACTTTGAGATTCTTCGTGCTCATTAAGACCGTTTGCCAATTCAGCAAGTCTTTTGTATAATCCGAATTTTTCAATAACATTAATTCTCATTTTGTTGTTCTTTATTTTTATATTTACTTATTTACTTATTTAATCACATCCTCACCGTAAAAATTTCCTGTGTTATTTCCAGTCGGCCATATATCTTTTTCTACTTCAATTTTTCGACCCGCTGAATCTGTTTTATCTTTTTTATCGGTTACAGTATACATATTGTTTATAATAGTTTCCATTCTGTTTCCGGCAAATATTTCATTGCCTTTAAATATCGGATAACTTGCTTGTACTTCTATTGGAAATGTGATTTGAATTTCCTTTTTGTCTGACAATCCAAATTGTACCATTCTTTCTTTATTTATATCCGGTGGTATCGAAAAGTAACAAGGTACTTTTACACTAAAAACATCTACAAAATAGTAAACATTTTTATACATATTTGAAAATATTCCATTTATACATTTGAATATATCAACTACTGAATCTACAAATATAGTAATTTCAAAGTCCATTTTAAAAGGAGCTTCCATAAATTCAGAATTGTATTGTTTAACCTCTCCGTCATCCGTTTGTTTAATGAAATTTGCTCTTTTAAATTTATTAGTCAAATATTCTTCTTGTAAAGATATACCCGTTAAATTCATTACAGCTCTGGGAAATTTTTCGTATAACCCAGTTGCCTTACCGTTCTTTTTTAGTTCATCTGAATTTAAAAATATATCACTTAAAAATCTTTCCGAACCAGCAACCGTAAAATATGCTGGAACATCTACTTTTGTTTTTTTATTGTCTATAACATTGTTCCAAAATATCCTATCATCTAAAGCATGTAATGTACCTATAATAATATTCCTAAATAATACATCATCTTTGTTTTGATAGTTATTGTAAGTTTCCATATTCTATTTAATTAGCAAGGATTTACTTCTAATTCACTAAATCCAGCCACTTTGTTTACCGAATATACGGAATCAAACATTTCTTTTGGTAACTCACTGTGATTGATTACAAATACGGTTAAATTTAATTCATCTACTACATTTCTAATCAAGTTTAACATTTCATAAACACCATAACTATCTATACTTGCAAGTATTTCATCTAAGAATAATAAATTTATATTAGGATAATTTCTTTTCATAATATGTATTAAAGAAATTAATACAGCAAAATCAGCTTTTTTCCTTTCTCCTGTACTAAGAGTTTTAGGATTAATCTCTTCTCCGATAGATATCAATTTACTATTAAACCTTTCATCAATTTCAACTTTATATGGAAAATGTAACTTTTTACTTATTTCATTTATAGATTTGTTGAAACTAGGTAAAAAGTTTTTCATTATTTGTAACTTAACACCATCTTCACCAAATATCTTACTTAATTCGGTATATAGATATTCATTTTTCTTCTTTTCTTGTACTGCAATTAATATCAAATCAATCTTTTCAATGGTATTTTCTAGTACAGAATCGAACTCGTTTGTTTCTACTTTAGGTTTCGATAAGTTTTCTTTTTTACCTTTCAATTTATCTAAAGACAATCTTGTTTCATAAATAGTATTACCTAAAAGTTGTTTTTTCTTATCTATTTTAGATTGAATATCCTTTAATTTATCAATAGCAATTTTTACTTCCTTTAAATCATTTTCGTATTGAATCTTTTGTTCTTTAATTTTTTCTTTATTTTTTATGTGAATGTCATCTGTCAAATCAGACCCACAAGTTGGACAAGTATCCGTATCATAAACTTTTAATTTGTGATTACAATCTTTAATTTGAAAGTTATATTCGTTTTTTGTTCTAGTCAATTTTTTCATTTTTTCAAATGCAAGGTTAGACTTACTATCAATATCCTTTGATGTTTCGGTCATTTCTAACATACTTTCAGTCAAAGAATTTATGTTTGTAATAACCTCTTCTAATTTGTCCGTTATGTCTTTTGACTTTTCTGCATCTAAAGATTTAATTTTTTCTTCAATAGTTTTTTTGTTTTCCATCAGGACCCGAACCTGACCTTCTAAGTTTCCTATTTCATTGTTATATTCTTTTACAAAATCTTTCAACGAATCGTGTATCTTATTAAAGAATAATATACCAAATATTTGGTCTAATATCTTTCTTTTGTCGGATGGTTTCATTGTCAAAAATGATTTGAATTTATCAACAGATATAGAAATAACATTATCAAAAGTTGATTGAGGTATTTTCATGTAATCATTTTCAATTATACCCTGAATGTTACTATTTCCGGCAACTTCTTGTGGAACACCATCAATCCAAACATTGAAAACTTTAGGTGTTATACCTCTTTCAATTATAATAGTAGAACCTTTTGCAATCAAGGTAACTTTACCCCAAAGTGATTTATTTATTCTATTAGGTAAATCACCAAGTTTCTTTTCCTGTACCTTTCCATAAATCAAATAAGATATAACTTCTCTAATAGTTGACTTGCCATGACCAGATTGACCAATAAGCATTATCATATTACCTTTTTCATCGAATTCTATTTTGGTAATCTTATTTCCGTATGAGTTAAAGTTTTTGTATTCTAATTTAACTAATTTCATATTCCTTTAAATAAATTTTCAAAAATCTTTCTAGCTTTCATAACATCTTCCCCTGTAAATCTATTTTCAATTTCTTTATTGATAAGTTCTTTTGCATCTAAAGAAGATGAAGCTTCATCAATTTCACCATAATCAGATTCGATAGGAAAAATATTCAGCATCCTTGCGTTTTCTCCTATTTTGTGAAATATTTTTGTTAATTTTGATGAATGCGTAGATAATAATTTTTCTTTAATGTTTATATCAACAAAGTTATTTTTACTTTGCTCATTGATATCCATCATTTGTTCTTTACTAATTTCATCAATAGTAAATTGAATAAATTTAGGGGAAATGTTATTTTCATAAAATGTTTCCTTTCCTGTTTCTAAATCTAATACAAACATACCTTTTGGATTACCAGAATCTCCTCTAGTAATTTGATAAGGTGTTCCTACTACATTAATATTTCCTTTTTGTTGTGACCAATGAATGTGACCCGTATAAACCTTTTTATAACCATCTGCACTTTTAGGATTTGCACCATCGTTTTTATCAATGTTAACGTACTTGTTATATTTGATTAACGAAAATGTTCCATGCATAAAGGCATATTCACACGAATGTTCTTTTTGATATTTTTGTAAAGTTTCGGCTTCTTCCTTTACATCTTTTTGCCATGGCATCATTAAAAACTTAATGTTATCATGTTCTAAAACATTAACATCTTTATGTACAGTAACATTTGGAATATATTTTAGTATATCTAAACTTGATATTTCAGTACTTGTTTTATAATAAATATCGTGATTTCCGGCAATGATATGAACAGGACCAATTTTACTTAGTTCTTCATATATTTTGATACCTAAATCCATAGATTTAACATTGATAGATGTTCTGTTATCGAAAACATCACCACAATTTATTATGATATCACCTGGTTTGAAATGTTTTTTGATAGTTGGGATAATGAATTTAAAATGTGCCTCTTCCATTATATCCATCCATTCTGTTGAATTTGACCGAGCACCTAAATGGGTGTCAGTAAAAATGAATAATTTTGACATATTAAAATAATTTATTATCTTTGTATAGATTAGATTTTTTTAATTCATCTAATAGTTCCCCCTTAAATTTGATAGAAAGGTTTTTGTAGAAATACTTTGTTTCCTTTTCGTTTAGATTTATATAATCAGTAATTAGAGAAAACATTTCTATTTTTGTTAATCTAGATAAATGTTTGTTTGTTTTCAAAAGAATCATACAATATGCATAAATTTTATTGACTTTATCAATAGGTAAATTTATGGTTCTTTCTAATGGAATATCATCAATTATTTTTTTTATTGTTTCGTTTTCTTGTATTGATGTTTCTAGTTCTTCCAGGTCTATTTTCCTATTTACCGATTCTTGCGAATTATCGGAATACATTTTACTACCAGTATCCGGTTCAAAAGATATTGAGGTAGTATTCATTTCACCACTTAAATATCTTTCTTGTAGATAGTAGTTTGTTTGTTTGTTTGATTTCTTATCGTCTGACATAATTCTTCTTAATTATACTTATTAAATGCTTTTTTTCTATGAAATATTTTAAATTTCTTCATCGAAGATTACAGTGTTAGTTTCTTGAAGTCTCATATAATCGTAGTCTATGTTTATTTTACACTTCATTCCTTTACCTTGACCATCCCTAACTTTAAGTAATTTCAACCAATAATAAGAATCTAAATTCATTTCCGGTGTTTGAATTATTGCTAAAATAGTATCACAAGTTGCGGCCAATCCAGCTGATTCTGCAATCATTCCCATATTTATATTTGATGATTCGAATCCGGCTCTATTTGTTTGGGTCGCACTTAGTAGTACTACGTTTCTTCTTTGAGCAACAGCTCTTAAATCTTCACAAATGTTTTTAATTTTAAGATATGTAGATTCAGAATTAGGATTTCTTTTATCTTTCATAATATTGACATAATCGACTAAAATTACATCATATTCTATTCCGGTTACATCTTGAACTTTACCAATAAAATTATCAATATCATCAGCAGTTGCATTACTTGTTTCGTAATTTTTAACAGTCAATGCTCCGGGTGTAACTATATTACTATTCTTGAAATCTTGAATCTTTTGTTTCATAAAAGATTCATCTAGTGATTTCTTATCGTATGCATTTACATTCACATTGAATATATCAGCACCTATTCTTTTATGGACCTTTTGACCTCCCATTTCAAGTGATATAAACAATACGTTTTTACCAGCTTTACAATAATTTGCGGCATCTTGTGCTAAGAATAAAGACTTTCCTGTATTCGGTGGTGCAACATAAACATTTAATGTACCTTTAGAGTGACCACCTACGTTCTTATCAATAAAATCATAATTAGAACTTAACAAATCTTGTGCATTCATAATATGCGATTTAGTATCAAAAAAGTCTGTACCTAAATCATCATCAAATGTAATATTATTTCTACCGTTTATTAAGTTCTTAACCGAATCGACAATATCACCTACGTTTTCTGGTGTTACTTTTGCAGTATTAATATATTCGACTGTATCAACAATAGAAGAATCCAAATGTTTCCATTTAATCCACGACTGTGCAGTTTCTTCTACCCAATCAATATCATATTCTTTTATATCTTTCTTAAAGATTTCATCAAAGAATATTTTAGGACATCTTTCTTCCAGTTCTCCGGTTGAAATAAGCATCCATAAGTTTTCTTTAGATGGAGATATTTTATATTTTTTGTAATATCTTTTTGATAAAGTTGATAGTAAATCTATTTCGGGTACAGAAAAGAAACCTCTTTCGGTTGGTTCTAAGTAGACCGGATTTTCTAATGCGAATAGTAAAAATATCTTTTCGAATTCGTTTGTGTTTATCATACAATTTTATTTGTATATTACAACAAAAAAAAGACTAAAAAATTTTAGTCTTCTAATTATAAATATTTATATGATTCTATTCCATTATTCCTTTTATGTCAAATCCTGGTAGATACTTTTTTGCAAATTCATCAAATACGAATAAAATATCATATCCATCATATTTTAACATTTTTGCATATCCTATACCTCTTTCCCTAAGACTTTTATCCCAATATTCTTTATTACTAGCCATCCTATCATCCAATTTGGCCTTTGGAAAAATAGAATCTAATATTCCAGCTTCTGAATGAAAGTTTGCATCTATTAATGCAGCTTGTAATATTGCTTTAAATGAATATTGTAAATCAGTAGAACCTTTTTCTTCACTTCCTAAATAGTGTTCTAAATCAGTCAAAACTTTTTTACTATTTCTTGCTTCGTTTAAAGATTCGTTTTCTGTTAAGTAATATTTTAAACTATTCATAGTTATAATTTTTTTAATCTAATGAACCGAATTTTCCTTTGTTCATTGCATTTGCAAAATCTCTTGAACCTTGCGAACTTAATTTAATATAGTAAGAATCTGTTGCCTTTCCACCTCTACCAAAATAAGACTTCAATTGAAAAGTATCAATTGCCTTTGCATCTTTACCTTTAAGAGTTTCTTTTAATGTTTTTTCAACCTCTTTTCTAATGTTCATTATATCATCATAAATCTTATTACATTTATCATAATCATCCACTGGTGGATGTACTACAGCATCACCATTAGGGTCAGTAAAATCTACATATATGGGTTTATCCTCACTACAACAACAATCAAACCAGTCCTTTTCTTGTTGGGGTGTGGGAGAATCTACTTTATCCATTATAATTAAATATGCAGGTTCACTATCCTCTGTGTAAATACTTTGGTCGTCTGGGTCGATAACCTTACTTTCATAAACTTTAACTATGTGTTCACTATCTATACCCTCCAGTTCTTTAGCTGTTATATATTCTGCTTTATCTCCTGTAATCTTAACTACTAGATTTTTATCGGTTATGATAGCTACACCATTCCCTCCTCGCATTGTAGTTACTACATTACCTAAATCGGATAATCCTG